TTGAAGCGTTGTGTATTCGCTTCATCAAGTACACGGAAAAGCGAGCCATCTTGCTGCACTGGGACAACGGGTTCCTTAAATACGAATGGCGCAGCAGAAGTGCTGTACTCAGCAACACACGCATTCGTAGACTGAGCGACCCAGTGGAGCCGTTGCGAGACACCGTAGCTGCCGATCCAACCATCGCCCAGGAGTGGACTGGTATTGATATGTCTGCTTCCGTCTGGTGCGTTGGGGAGCAGCCGTACATGAAGCTTCAAGAGTTCAAGCACAGCTACGGCGTGCGTGACCGTGTTCTGACATTGCTGATACTTGAAGATGCCGAGCCCCGCCGATGGGATAACTCTTGGAACGATCAACGCTCATTCGATAGCTATGACAAGTTCATGGGGAACGATCAATGACGACCACTTCGTTCACGTCTAAATCGGGTCAGCAGTACGACATTGATGTCACCGATGGATCGGAAATACTTGTGACAAAAGATGGGAAGAAGTGTGGGTCCATCCTGTTGAGCTACCGAGAGTGTGATGGCGATGATTACTACCACATCACCAATTTAGGGTTAGAGGGGTGCAAGGGGCAAGGCGTGGGGCGTCAATGCTTGAAGCTGCACAAGGAAACGTTTGGTTCGCCATTGACCGCTGGCTCTAGCCACAATGGAAAGCAGGACGATGGAAGTCATCTCACGGGTGATGGGCCAGGCTTAATCAAGAAGATGCGCGAAGAAGGAATCGTCTGTCGCGAGCGAAATTACGACGAACCCCGCGATTACGAATTCGAATAACTAGCGGACTTTGCGCGTCCTCCACTCATCTCCACGAAAGTAGTTACTTGGAGGGGGGATGACCCATAGCATGACAAGCGTTTTCTACTGGAACGCTAATCATGCAAAACAACAAACACATCTCAAATTTCGGGGCTGGCCCAGCCCCCAGACACCCGCAGCAAGAAGTCGTTGATCTAATCGCCGTGGCGCTGCTACGGCTGCGCGAAGCCGAGGCCTCGGCGCGAAATCCTTCACCTATTCGCAACAGTAGGGAGGTTTCACTTGGCTTCGCTGGCCAGAAGAGCGTGAATGCAAACACCGATCACTAACAAGGAGTTTGCATATGACGACACACGCACAACCATCAAAAACCATCTCGGTTGCAGCACAGGTCGGGCAGCTGGCACATCTGTCAATGCGCGACATCTGGGCTCTATGGGATGAGCACTTTGACGAGAGACCGCAGCACCATCACCGGACTTGGCTTGAGTCCCGCCTGGCATACAAGATTCAAGAAAAAGCATTCGGATCTCTCAAGCCAACGACGCGAAGAAAGCTGGAGGAAATCGGCGAAACAGGGCTACTGCCCAAGCGCATGCAAGGTGATGCAGATCGCTTGCTGCCTGGCACGATGCTCACCCGCTTTTATGACGACCAGGAGCATAAAGTCGTTGTGCGTGGCGTGCGCGATTTTGAATATCGGGGGCAGCGCTTTAAAAGCCTGTCGGCGATTGCACGCCTGATCGCGGGTTGCCCTTGGTCGGGACCTGCCTTCTTCGGATTGAAGTCCAACAAGAAGGAGGCTGCATGAGAAACGCACGAACAACAAACGCCGCTACCCCATCATTCATCCCAAAAAAGCGATGCGCCATCTACACGCGCAAGTCGACTGAAGAGGGGCTGGATCAGGAGTACAACAGCCTTGAGGCTCAGCGTGATGCGGGCCTATCGTTTGTGAACAGCCAACGTCATGAAGGCTGGCTGGCGCTGGATGACACATATGACGACGGAGGATTTTCCGGCGGCAACATTGATCGACCAGGGCTCAAGCGTTTGATGCAGGACATTGAAGCCAAGCGCATCGACGTTGTGGTGGTTTACAAGATCGACCGCCTCACGCGTAGCCTTCCAGACTTTGCCAAACTGGTGGAGGTGTTCGACCGCAACAACGTCTCGTTTGTATCGGTCACGCAGCAGTTCAACACGACAACATCGATGGGGCGACTCACGCTCAACATTCTGCTGTCCTTCGCTCAGTTTGAGCGTGAGGTCACGGGTGAGCGCATCAGAGACAAAATCGCAGCCAGCAAAGCCAAGGGCATGTGGATGGGCGGAACGCCTCCACTCGGGTATGACGTCGTTGATCGAAAACTGGTCATCAACGAACGTGAGGCTACGCTGGTGCGAGACATTTTCAGCCGGTACGCAGAGCACGGTTCGGCAGCGCGATTGGTTCGTGAACTGGATATCGAAGGTCACACTACCAAGTCATGGGTGACCCAGTCGGGTCAGCACCGAGAGGGGCGACCCATCGATCAGCAGTATCTGTTTTCCCTGCTGCGCAATCGCATCTACCTTGGGGAAATCAGTCACAAGGGTGAGTTCTATCCCGCGCAGCACGAGCCCATTGTGTCGTCGGAACTATGGGATCGAGTGCATGCATTTGTGAACCGTCGCAAGCAAGGGCCGAGAGAGCGCAAGGAGGACTACCCAGCGCTATTGGGTGGGTTGCTGTTTGCGCCAGACGGGCAACGCATGATCCATCACTACACCAAGAAAAAAAATGGTCGGATGTATCGGTACTACGTGCCGTACTTGGAAAGGCGGCGCTCAGCTGGTGCAACGCAAGACGGGAAAACCAAGAGCCTGGGGGCTTTGCCTGCGGCAGAAATTGAAGGTGCAGTGCTCAACGAGATCGAGCTGGCGCTCATGGAGCCAGAGCCATTAATTGGTGTGTGGCGCTCATGCTTGCGACACAGCGCAGGCGCAGATCTACAAGAAGAGCATGTGGCGGTGTCCATGCGACGCATCGCGGATGTGTGGAAACAACTCTTCCCGGCTGAGCAGCAACGCGTTGCACAACTACTTATTGAGCGCGTGAACTTTAGGGATGGCAGCCTGGACATCCATTGGCGTGAGGATGGCTGGATCGGTCTGGATCCTGAGATCGTGGCCCACCCCTATGTGGAAGAAGCCAAGGAATATGCGCAGGAGGTGATGGCATGACGACTGAGACTTATCAAGGCAACCCCAGGTTGCGCAGCGTTCGAATCGATGTTGACGGCAAGAGTTGTCAGTTCATGACGGACAGTCAAAGAGTGACGATGATCCCTCTCAAGATCCGGCGCAAGCAAAACAGAAAGCTGCTTACGCCGCCATCGGGAACGATGTCAAACGTGATGTCTGGCGGCGTGGATATCCCGATGATCAAGACCTTGGGTAAGGCGTTCTACTGGCAGCGCCTGCTCGAGGATGGTAAATATGCGACGGCAAGGGATCTGGCGCGTGCCTTCAATTTGGAGCCTGGGTGGGTGGCTGAGGTCCTTCGCATGACCATTCTGGCTCCAGACATTGTTGAGGCCATTTTGGAAGGTGTTCAGCCCAGGCATCTGAATCTGCAGACGATCCGTGGTCGGCATGAGCCTCTACCACGTGACTGGAAAGAGCAGAAAAAGATGCTTGCCTTTGTGTGATTTGGTTCAGTTTGACTTGACTGCAAACGGCCAAAAGCGGTCGCAGAAGAAGATGCCGTTGGTGCTACCAGAGAGGATTTGTAAAACCGGGTAAACCTTCACGGGTTGCGATCAGGAGTGCCAACCCATGAGCAACACATGGTGGCATTGCAACCCGAAAACTTCCGATGAATCGCTTCCCTGTCGGTAGCCTTTGACTTTTACCTGGATTTGAATTGCCAACTGGATGCGACCTAACAGACCGTTTAAAGTGAGTTATGTTAGATTGCGAGACAGCACATGAACAAATCACCTGCAAAGGAGCAGACCATGGACAGCCAACAATCCAGCACGGGGCAGTGCCCCATCATGCACGGCGCAAATTCCAGTGCCAGTCACGCCAGCATGGCGCAAGCCTGGTGGCCAGAGTCATTGAACCTGGACATCTTGCACCAGCACGACTCTAAGACCAATCCACTGCAAGGCTTCAACTACCGTGAGGAAGTGAAGAAGCTGGATGTGGCAGCCCTCAAGAAGGATCTGACCGAGCTCATGACCAGCAGTCAGCCTTGGTGGCCTGCCGACTGGGGGCACTATGGTGGATTGATGATCCGCATGGCCTGGCATGCTGCGGGCACCTATCGCGTGGCCGATGGCCGAGGTGGTGCAGGTACTGGCAACCAGCGCTTTGCGCCTTTGAATTCCTGGCCCGACAACGGTAACCTCGACAAGGCCCGTCGCCTCTTGTGGCCCATCAAGAAAAAATACGGCAACAAGATCAGCTGGGCTGACCTGATCATCCTCGCAGGCAACGTGGCCTATGAATCCATGGGCTTCAAAACATTCGGCTTTGCCTTCGGTCGTGAAGATATTTGGCATCCGGAAAAAGACATTTACTGGGGCTCTGAAAAAGAGTGGTTGGCCAAGAGCGGCGGCGAAGGCAGCCGATACAGCGGTGAGCGTGACCTGGAGAACCCCTTGGCTGCCGTCATGATGGGCTTGATTTACGTGAACCCCGAAGGCGTGGATGGCAAGCCCGATCCTTTGAAGACCGCTCATGACGTGCGTGTGACCTTCGCCCGTATGGCCATGAATGATGAGGAAACCGTGGCTTTGACCGCTGGTGGTCATACGGTCGGCAAGGCACACGGTAATGGCGATGCAGCCAACTTGGGTCCCGCACCAGAAGGCGCTGATCTGGAAGAGCAGGGCTTCGGCTGGATGAACCACAAAACCCGTGGCATTGGCCGTAACACAGTCACCAGCGGGATTGAAGGCGCCTGGACGACCAACCCGACCCAATGGGACAACGGCTATTTCAAGCTGCTTCTCAACTATGACTGGGAGCTCACCAAGAGCCCAGCGGGCGCTTGGCAGTGGGTGCCCGTCAACATCAAGCCCGAAGACATGCCGCCTGACGTGGAAGATCCTTCCATCAAGTGCATGCCCATGATGACCGATGCGGACATGGCCATGAAGATGGATCCCGAGTACCGCAAGATCTCGGAGCGCTTTGCCAAGGATCAGGCTGACTTCGACGAGGTGTTTGCCCGTGCCTGGTTCAAGCTCACCCACCGTGACATGGGTCCCAAGACCCGCTACATCGGCCCTGAGGTGCCAGCCGAAGACCTGATTTGGCAAGACCCGGTGCCCGCAGGTAACAAGACCTACGACGTTGCCGCGGTGAAGGCAAAGATCGTGGCTGCTGGCTTGTCTGTCAGCGAGATGGTGAGCACCGCCTGGGACAGCGCCCGCACCTACCGCGGCTCCGACCACCGTGGCGGCGCCAACGGCGCGCGCATTCGCCTGGCACCCCAGAAGGACTGGGAAGGCAACGAGCCTGCCCGCCTGTCCAAGGTGTTGGCGGTGTACGAGAAGATCGCTGCCGACACTGGTGCCAGCCTGGCCGATGTGATCGTGCTCGGCGGCAGCGTGGGCATTGAGCAGGCGGCTAAGGCTGCCGGGGTCAATGTTCAGGTGCCATTTGTCCCTGGGCGGGGTGATGCCACGCAGGCACAGACCGATGCCGAATCTTTCGAGGTGCTGGAGCCCCTGGCCGATGGTTTCCGCAACTGGCAAAAGAAGCACTATGTCGTCAAGCCAGAGGAGTTGCTCTTGGACCGCGCCCAACTCATGGGGCTCACAGCTGCCGAGATGACTGTGTTGGTGGGTGGGATGCGCGTGCTGGGCAGCAACCACGGTGGTACGAAGCACGGCGTCTTCACCGACCGTCCGGGCGCGCTGACGAACGACTTCTTCGTCAACCTGACGGACATGTCCTACAGCTGGAAACCCACGGGCCGCAACAGCTACGACATCGTTGACCGCGCAAGCGGTGCCACCAAATTCACCGCTACCCGTGTGGACCTGGTGTTTGGCTCCAACTCGATCTTGCGGGCATATGCTGAGGTCTACGCGCAGGACGATAACCGCGAGAAGTTTGTCAAGGACTTCGTGGCTGCCTGGGTCAAGGTCATGAACGCAGACCGCTTTGACCTTTGATCGAGGTGCCCTGAGCCATTGGCTCAGGGCATGACTTCAACAGGGTGGTTTACTCAACCGCATCACAAGGAGCCCATATGGCCAGCAAGAAACAGAGTATGGAAATCAACATCGGCATCTCGGATGCAGACCGCAAAAAGATTGCCTCAGGGCTTTCTGATTTGTTGGCGGACAGCTACACGCTGTACTTGATGACTCACAATTTTCATTGGAACGTCACTGGGCCCATGTTCAACACGCTGCACACCATGTTCATGACGCAGTACACAGAGCAGTGGGCTGCGCTGGATGTTATCGCGGAGAGGATTCGTGCACTGGGATATCCGGCCCCTGGCACTTACAAAGAATTTGTCAAGCGTGCGTCCATTTCTGAAATCGACGGAGTCCCCAAGGCCACCGAGATGATCAAGCATTTGGTCAAAGCCCAAGAAGCCACGGCGCGTACCGCACGCAACCTGTTCCCCATTGTGGACAAAGCCAATGACCAACCCACTGCAGACGTGCTGACTCAAAGGATTGATGTGCACGAGAAGACGGCTTGGATGCTGCGCAGTTTGCTGGAGGAGTAATGTTGACGGTGGGGGCTCAGTTTCAAGTCCCCAACTTCACAAAAAAGGATGCTTGCCGAGACAAATCAGCAGTTCATGTACAACTGGTGTCACAGAGGCCATGTACCTCAACTATCGACTGCTTTGGGTCGGACGGCGACATACCTGACCGTGTCCGTCAAAGAACATCCGGACAACAGCAACTAACTGCCTAAACATCAGGCAACTTCCCCAGCGGCGAGCCAAGTGCTCGCTGTTTTCATTTGTGGCAGGGCATTGGCGAACCAGAAGTTTTCGCATGGTTCGCCAATTGGTCCCTCGTATGTTCGCCACCCGAAATCTCCAATGACACCTGTTCCTCAACAACGTCAAAGGAGTATTTCATGCCAGCAACGGCAACCGCACTCACCCGATCGACCCAAGAGGCGATCAACACCCTGTCACCCGGAGATCGCCGGGTGCTCAACGAAAACGAACTGGCCCAGCGCTGGGGCATCAGCCCCAAAACGCTTCAACGCTGGCGCTGTGAAGGTCGTGGCCCCAAGTACCTGAAATTGTCTAAACGCGTGAGCTACCCGCTCGAAGGCGTATTCGATTTCGAACACAACGCTCTGCACGTTTCGACGTCCGAGCGCGCGACGGCCTGAAGGGAGGACAGAGATGAACGACTTGTCCATTTTCCCTGCCGACATTGCTGAGATGTCTGTTTCCCAACTGGCCAACCTACCTGCGCAGCAACTGGTGGAGGTCGATACCAATTTGGATCAGGCCATTGCCTGGCTCAAAGCGGCTCGCACAAAACTGGATGGTGCTCTGGACCAACGCTTCGGTGCGCAAGGTCGCGAGAGCCTCAACGCCTCTGGGCGTGATTTCGGAACCGCGCACGTCAAAACTGATGGCTTGCACGTGAAGTTCGATCTGCCCAAGAAAGTCTCCTGGGATCAGAAGAAACTCAAGACCATCGCCGAGCGCATCGTCGCCTCTGGCGAAGCCGTTGAGAGCTACCTCGACGTCAAGTTGTCGGTACCTGAATCCCGGTACACGAACTGGCCCCCCTCATTGCAGCAGCAATTCGCCGATGCCCGCACGGTCGAGGCAGGCAAGGCCACGTTCGAGCTCAGCCGTGACGAAGGAGGTGTGTGATGGCATTGCCAATCATCTCCGCGTCTACTCGCCTCGCAGAAAAAAGCGGCGTCAAGCTGGTGCTGCTGGGCAAGTCTGGCATCGGCAAAACCACCCAGCTCAAGACTCTGCCCGAGGACCGAACGCTGTTCGTCGACCTTGAGGCAGGCGATTTGGCCGTGCGTGACTGGCAGGGCGACACCCTGCGGCCGCAAACCTGGCCAGAGTTCCGCGACCTGGTGGTGTTCCTGGCTGGCCCCAACCCGGCACTGCCTGCTGACGCCCCGTACTCACAGGCTCACTTCGACCATGTGTGTGAGCGCTACGGTGACCCAGCCCAACTGGCCAAGTACGACACCTATTTCGTCGACAGCATCACGGTGTTGGCTCGCCTGGCACTGATCTGGGCCAAGGTCCAGCCGCAGGCCATGTCTGAGCGCACCGGCAAGCCCGACACCCGCGGGGCCTACGGCCTGCTGGGCCAGGAAATGCTCACTGCACTGACCCACCTGCAGCATGCCCGGGGCAAGCATGTCGTGTTCGTCGCCATCCTGGACGAGAAGCTCGATGACTTCAACCGCAAGGTGTTCGTGCCGCAGATCGAGGGTGCCAAGACAGCCGCTGAGCTGCCCGGTATCGTGGATGAGGTGGTGACTCTTGCCGAGATCAAGGCCGAGGACGGCACGTCTTACCGCGCCTTCATCACCCACACGCTCAACCCCCACGGCTACCCCGCCAAGGACCGATCTGGCCAGTTGGATCTGCAAGAGCCGCCCAACCTGCGCGCGCTCATCGACAAGTGCGCCACGGCCACCCAGGCGACCCAACCCCAATTTCAATTCAATCAGGAGTAACTCATGTCCGCATGGAACGATTTCAACGACGCTGAACAGCAGCAATCCTTCGACCTCATCCCTAAAGGCACTGTGGCCAAGGTCCGAATGACCATCAAACCCGGTGGCTACGACGACCCCAACCAAGGCTGGATGGGCGGTTATGCCACCCAAAGCTTCGAGACCGGCAGCATCTTTCTGGCTGCCGAATTTGTGGTGCTCGAAGGCGAATTTGCCAAACGTAAGCTGTGGTCCAACATCGGACTGCAAAGCCCCAAGGGCCCCACCTGGGGCAACATGGGTCGCACCTTTGTGCGCGCAGCTTTGAACTCGGCTCGCAACGTCCGTCCCGACGACAACACCCCGCAGGCCGCCGCCGCCCGTCGTATCCAGGGCTTCCACGAGCTCGATGGCCTGGAGTTCGTGGCCCGCATCGATGTAGAAAAGGACGGTCGCGGAGAAGCCAAGAACGTCGTCAAGATGGCCGTCGAGCCGGGCGAGCCCGAGTATGCGGCCCTGATAGCTGGCGCAGGGTTCATCCCCAACCGTACGGCTGGGACCCCAACCGCAGCCCCGACCGGACATTCAGCCACGGTCCCAACCGCAGTCCCACCCGCAGCGGCTGGGCGCCCCGCAGTGTCCGGCAAGCCGGCCTGGGCACAGTGAGGGGGGAATGAAATGCTGGGTCTGCTCACGACAGGCCCGGGGGTACGGCCATACCGACAACCGGTATGGAACCGGCAACCCCCGGCGCTATCCCATCGACTGGGTGTTCTGT